AGCGCTTTCAATAACCGAACCCGTCTCCGTGGCCGCTTCGAGGGCGATACCAGCGGAAACCGTGTTGGCCGCAAGGGTGGTCACAAGGCCGGAAGCATCGAAGGAGAGCGAATCCCCAACGGCGCAAGTTCCCGAAACTGTGGCAAAATAAGTTGGCGAGAACAACTTAACTGTTCCCGAATCACCAGCGGCCACATCTTCCTGCGTGAAGCCGATGGCGAGGGTCGCCCCGGTCACAGCGGCCTGTGCGCCACCAGCGGTCGATGTGGGCTGAACAGCCCGATAAGCACTAATCGCAGAAGCGAAAGTGAAGGTCTTGAAAAATCCGTCTACTTGAGTTCCCATTGTCTTTGTATCCTTTGTTTAGATGTTTTTGATACCACGGGCGAGAGCCTCACGGTATTCGGTTGGGTTGGAGAGCATGACCGCTTTCATGGCGTTCAGCTTTGAAGTCTTGTATTCGGGGTGAGCCGCCACAAGAGCCTCGAAGTTCTTCGGCTCCTCTTTCTTTGCGGGAGCCTCCTCAATCACAGGCGAAGCCGGAACAGGCTTGATGCCGAACTCGGTGAGAACTTTCTTGACGATTGCGCTCATCTCTTCGGTTTCATCCTCTTTTTCCTTCGGCTCAACCTCGACTTCAATCTTGGGAGCCTCGGCCATTTTTTCGTCCTTGGGTTTCATCGACTCTTCAAGGGCGGAAAGACGCACCTTGATGTCTTCGATATCTTTTCCGTAATCAGCTTTGTTTTCCATTGCTTTTTTCTCCTTTGTCAAATTTGCCCCTTCTTCAACTGCTTCTGGCAGATCAACTGGAATGGGCTTTCCTCCGGCCATATAGCCGAATTTTTGCATAAACTTAACCATCTCTTCAAAAAGCCCATTGGTTGCCGCAGGGCTGGAAACTAGGTCGGCGGAAGCGATAGATTGTGGGCGAATATAGTCTTTACCATCTATGGTTTCGGATTCGTTCACGAAAGCTAAGGAAACGCCGAACTGGTCGGGAGCCTCTGCGGCCATCTCTTTGATGAGGCCATAATGAGGGGAGTTGCGGAGCAAGCGGAGATCGGCCACAAGTTTTCCTTCTTCGATGCGGGGGTTGCGGGCCAGCGCACAAACTGCGTCCAATCCAGACCCATGATTCATCTTAACCTTAATTCCGTTCTTGGCTTGCTTCATAAGGGCAAGGGCTTTTTCTAGGCTGACCTTATCCACAAATAGGTCATGCCCCTTGGCCTCACCCTCCTCTAGAATCGAAACCCCAGGAAGTTCTAGCTCCTCCATTTCCTCATCCTCATCGCGGTAGGTGCGATATGCCACCGCCGCCCTTTGGGATTCATCGGGAAAATCGCTGATGGCTTGTTCGTTGCCCATGAAGCGACTTACAAAGTCTTGTTCCGATTCGTCTCCTCTAGGGGTGGGTAGGGGCATGATTTTTTCTTTATGTCAAAAGGTCGCCATCAGCCTTGCGGTATGATTCTTTGACCTCTCCACCGCCAGCCATTTTAAGAAACTTGTTCACCCTAGCCATCGCCCAAGCGTTACGGCTGTTGGGCTTCCCTCCTGTGATGGTCGGCCTAAAGCTAGTCGAAAAAGCCCCTGCGCCCCTGCGGAATACCTTCTTTAGTGTGCCAAGGCTGGGGGCGTTCTTTTTTGGGTGATCCTTTTTGAATTCAGCAATCTTGTCTTTCAATGCCTGTTCGTTGGCTTCTGAAATTTCAATATCTCCAACTTTTGACCTAGTGGCCGCTGTGCCTTCGGGGTTCTCCTTGGAGCCTTTGATTCTTTCTTTTGGCGGGGCGGGAGTTTGTGCCGCTGACTTTGGGCCGGGCCGGGAAAGTTCTTCTTTTTCTGGCTCTAATTTATTGTCTTGGGAAGAGGGGCCGCCAAAGATTCCACGAATATATTCATTCATGGCCCTTTCATATTTTTGATCTGAAAATGTAGATTCTTGGTAGATCATTTTAGGTCTGGGCCGCCATAAAATTTATATAAATCATAAACATCTTTATCATATTTTTTGCCATTTACATGACCAGCGAATGTTTCTGCAACAAATTCTAATGGGTTTTTTTGAGCATACCGGCTAACCTTTTCGGCTGTTTTTAACCTAGCCTCTGCCTCTGGCCCGGAGCCAAACTTTGTTTTTCTATATTCGGATGCTGTTTTTTCTTTAATTGAAGAAATGTGTATATTATGGGCATATTCATGAGAAAAGGTGTCTTTGCTTGAAATCCATCCAGACTTTTCGTCAGCCTCTAGGCTTGCTAAAAGCCTGTCATCTTGTCTATCATATTTATTACTAAATATAATTTGTCTTTCTCCCTTTGAACTGGTTCTTGCAACGGCGTAAGTTCCATCAAAATCCTTGCCAAAAACATCCGCTAGATCGGCAGTCATTAAATGTTCTGGGGGCGGAATTGAATAACCTTTTTTCTTTAGATTATCAAAAGCTTTTTCTATTTCTTGCGCTCTGTCTATATTTTTTGGAAGGCTAACAATACCAACCCCAGCCTCTTTAAGTTTTTCTCTTATTTGATACCGCTTTTCCATTTCTGGGGTTACTTTTGTTTCTTTTATTTTTGGGGGTAGCGGAGGAAGATTTGGCTTTTCTTGTGGTTTTTGAGGTTTTGATGGCTCTAACTTTTTCCCTTTTTCCTCTTGAGGCGTTGGTCGTTTGTAGTCCTTTGGAAACTTTCCGCCGGGGCGTTTTGGCTCATAGCCTCCCTTGAGCGGCGGCCTTCCGTAGCCAACTGCACATTTGTTGTCTGGGCCAAATGTTCCCTCATCATCTTGTCCGCAGTCACGGCCAGCTACAAAGTTCTTTTCTTTGTCCCTTGCTTCCATTTGGCGAACCACTTTTCTTGCCCAAGCATAACCAGCATCGCCTCCCCATCCATTCCACGCTTGCCAGCCCTTGCCTTGCTCATCCCAAGTCGCACCTTTTTTATCAACCTCATGCCGATCAAAGAAAGCTTTCATTCTGCGGACGGTATCGGGCGAGAACTTTACGCCATTGATTAAATCTCTGGCCCTAGCAATCCCAACCGCCGTCATGCCTTTTTGGCTTGCGGGTTTTTTCTCCCTTACATCCAAAGCCCTCTTTGCGGCTTCCCTTGCTCCCTCTGGGGGAGTGAAGTCGATCCCGTCATACTTACCCAACTCAATCCCGCCCATCATCCCAGCGATGAGCATTTTAATATCGCTTGCGTCTAGTTTTTCAAAAACTTCTTTTTTTTTATCCTCTACGGTTTCGGCTTTTACCTCTTGGGGTTGTTGCTGAGTTGCCGAAGCGATGCGCTCCTCTTTGGTTGTTGGGATGATATTGCCCTCTTGGATGCCCCCAACAATGGAAACCGCCTGCTCCCTTGAGACCGTGGGGAACGCCGCCGTGATGACCGAAACCGCACCCTCCTTGGAAAGCGCACCAGCGGCCACCGCATTGATGATATTGATGAGGCTGGCCACTTGCGCCCCGTTGAGGGAAATATCCGAAACAACTTGAGGCTGACCATCTGCGCCCTCTTGGGCTTGTCCCGACCTCTGCGCCGCCTGCTGGGCATAGACAAGGCTTTCAACAATGTCGGAGATTGCCACGGCTGGAATATCGTATTCATTGGCAAGGCTTTTGATTAAGGCCGCTTCCTGTGCCTTTTGCCTTAAGCTACTTTCAAAATCTAGGCCACGCTCGGCGTAAATATCAGAAGCCGTCCGCAAGCCTGTCTTAAATTCTGCTATCGCAGACGCGGATTCCCGGCCTAAATCTATGGATACATTTGCCCCAAAATTGAAGATGCCCTTGGTTGTTTTTGTTCCCTCGCTTCCGCTGATAAGCCCACGGGCAACCGCATCGGCCAAAACGATATTCTTAATGGGGCGAAGAACCTTGTCATTCAAAAGATTCTGATAGCGGCGGAAGGTGCGCCCTGCCTGTTGCATCTCAAGGCGGGCGGTCGGGCCGGACATCTGCGAGGGATCAACCGCGAAGGAATATGGGATGCCAAGGCCAAGGCAGATATTCCGCATGAGAACTTTATGGAACTCCATGAATGCGCCAGATGGACGGCTTGGGCCATTGGGGAAAACAATATCCTCCCCTGGCTCAAGATAGGAAATTTTGCCGGATTCGATGGTTTCAAGCTTGATGGCGTTCCCGCTTAAATCTTCATCGGTTGAAAGGGTGGCAAGGTCGGCGGCGTTGTTGTTGTTCCGCTTTACGATTGCGCTTTGGGAGCTTGCGGTTTTTGCGGCCATCTTCTCAAAGCCCGTTAGTTCGTGGATATCCGTTGCATCATTGATTGCGGTATGAAATGCGGATATTCCCCGATATTGGTCAATGCGGAGTGGATCAAAAAGATGAAAGGCTTGGCTTGCCGGGATGGTTGCTTGATAGGTGTAAAAATCCCCAATGCTTCGATTGTAAATATCGTAAGCCGTAGGTGCGCCCGTGTTGCGGTCAATATGAATCCCGCCGATTAACTCTAGGCTTGTATAAACCTTGAAAGGATCGCCTAGCCGATCAGCCTCGATGCCTTGAATCTTTAGGTTGCCATCGCCATCCCGAACTAGGACGAAAAGAAAATCACCATCCCGCAACATGGACATGACCGCCACTTGCATGAGCGTTGATCCTGCGTGCCTTGAGGAAATATCGCACTTGTCCCACCATTCCGACCAATAGGCTTCGATTTCTGAATTGATCTGGGTGTTTGGGGTTCTTGCTTGGTAACTCACCGATCCTGCCACATGGCCAGCAAACTTGAGGAGAAGCGAACGAACCAAGCCGACATTCTCGGCCAAGTCCCGCGCCCTCTTCATCAGTTCTACCCGATCATAATTCGAGCGATAATCTTCAGCCCCGGAAAGTGCGCTCGGCCCCTTGCGCTCGCGGTTGTATTTAACCGCATCATATTGGAACTTGGTTAGCCTTTTTCTGGCAATCAGCCGATCAACCGCCCTCTGTGGATTGATGAAGGCAACGGCCTTATCAATCAGATTCATCTCAATTTTTTTCATGGGCCAAACTTGGCGTAAGTTGTAAGCACCCTAGAGCCGTCTGCAAGCTTAATCGCATAGGTGAGTTCTTCGACCGTGTTGCGAACCTCTGTCAGATTGGCGCGACTAAAGGATCGCCCTGCAATCGAATACGATGCCCCCGCTACCGCAATAGCCTCCAAGCACTCAAGATACTTTGTGCGAAGCGAGTTTAGGGTAGCGAGTGGCAAACCTACAAAACTACCACTAGCCATAAATCAAAAGATTGTGTCAAAGGCTACTCTTCAATATTTTCCGCCAAATCGGCCGGAGTAACCTTTAGCCTCCCATGGAGAGCCGCCCCGACCAGCCCCATGCACTCTGCATCGAGCAAGTGGTTATTCTTGCCAACTTGTTTCCAAACATATCTTTCTCTCCCCGTCATGGGATTTTTTACCTTAACCTTTGCCTCTGCCCCAATATGCTCATGCCAAACGATAGGGGTGTCTTGGGCTATGAACCCATCGGTTTTGAGAAGGTTGGCCAGGATATCTTTGATGGCCGGGTTCGACCATCGCCAAACCGGACAGAGTTTCCATTTCCATCCCGCCCTAGAGCCTATGGCCTTACCGCTAAATGGATCGCCGTTGGCAATTCTGGCGTATGGCCTTTGAACTTTCATATCCCCGACAATCTCAGAGAAGCTGGTTTTATCTGAGCCAACAAGGGCAATCCATCCGTTCTTGCAACAATGCAAATAAACATCGCGGGTCTGATCGCCCGAATCGCAAAAGACACACTTTGACTCAACCCCAAACTCATCGGCCTTGGCTTGAATGTCCCCCCAGGTCTCAAGTCTTCCAGCCCAAACAAGCCTAGATTTGCCTTCGCTGTCCCAAGCCCTCACGATTGACCAAGCGTGGAAGCCCCCTGCCTCCTGTATGTCGCAAGCCATGATTAGCTTCTCGCCCATCCTCACTTCCCCCATCCTGTAATCTCCGACCTTAATTTCTAGGTTTTCTTTTTCGTGTTCCATCCAAGGCTCGGCCAATACCCTGTTTACAAAATCCTAGAGCAACACTTTAAGAAGATGAGCCTTTGGTTTGTGGGGTCGAATAGCCCAGCCAATCTTTCAAGCCGATCCGTTGCGCTCCTTATGCTCGATGAGGTGGACAAATTTTCCGATGGCTCCTCCTCGAAAGAAGCCGGAGCCCTGCAGTTGGCCGAGGCCAGAGTTGCGACCTACCCCCAGCACCTAGTCGTTGCAACCAGCACCCCGACAACCGCCGACTCAATTATCTGGAACGAATGGCAAAAGGGGGACATGAGATTTTA